GGAGGAATCGTGGCCATTGCCCTCGTCCTGGGAGGCGCCCACCTTGGCCGCAATGACTGCCCCGCCCCCAGCGTTGCGAGGGTTGGGCCATGATGTTTCTTGATTTTCTATCGATCGTATTTATGTTGCTATTTGCTATTGGCTGCGCCAAAGTAACAGGCCCCATGGTTACCAACCTGGTCCTTCGCGTCTGGGGAGAATGAACCTTTCCGACCATTTCCGATCACTGGCGGCCGACATGGCCGAAGCCCAGCGCCGCGCCGGCAACAACCATGACAGCTCTTGCTGGGAAGAGCTGGAAAACATTCTGGCCCAGTACGAAAAATGCCTCAACGCGCCAACACCCCCCAGGCGCACCATTCAGGCCCCGCTGCCACCTCCTGCCAACACTTACGACCTGGAGCACGCCAGGGCGGTCCGTTGCCAAAAGCTGCCGTGACGCCGCCACTGATCCGCCCCCAGCGGGCCCAGCGATATGGCAACGCTTCATTGCCGCGCACAAAAGTCACTATCTCCCTCACCAAAGCGCAATTAATTTTTGTGGAAGAGAAAATGCGCGCGCACAACTTATATCGAGCTGGCGCCATTGCTCGAATCATTGACGAATCACGCGGCATTAAATCGCAAATCAATCAAGAGGAAACATGAAAACAACTCCGATTTATTACCACCACATCGAGCAGGGTAGCGACGAATGGCACGCGCAGCGCCGGGGAATGATCACGGCATCTGCCATTAGCCGCCTGCTCACCGGCACCGGCAAGCCTGCCAACAACGACACCAGCCGCGCCCAGTTGCTGCAGTTGCTGGCCGAGCGAATCACCGGTGAAAGCGAGCCCAGCTTCTACGGCGACGACATGGCCCGCGGGCATCTGCTGGAACCGCTAGCCCGTGACATCTACGCCCAGCACCAAGCACCGGTGCAGGAGTGCGGATTTGTCACCTGTGATTTCGACGGCACCGTGATCGGCTACAGCCCCGACGGACTGGTGGGTGATGACGGCCTGATTGAGATCAAGAGCCCCCGGCAGAAGAACCACCTTCGGGCGCTGCTCAGTGATGAGGTGCCAGCCGAGTATGTGTCGCAGGTTCAAACGGGCCTTGCCGTCACTGGTCGCGCCTGGTGCGACTTCATCACTTACGCCCCCGGCCTGCCGCTGTTTATTCACCGCGTCAAGCGTGACGAGCTGGCGATTGCATACCTGATTGTCGCAGCACAGGCCGCTGAAGTTGAACTGCAGCGGCTGATGGGGCTCTACACCACGGCCGCTGCCAAGTTCCCGGCCACCGAACCCATCCAACCCGAGCAGGAGATCATCTTTTGATGGACATCACATCCACCCTGGAGGCGAAATCCTCACAGCTCAACACCGACGACTTGATTGCCGGCGCCCGCACTATCACCATCACCAAGGTGTCTGCCGGCAGCACGGATCAACCGGTTGCCGTCAGCTTCGAAGGTGACGGCGGCAAGCCTTGGTATCCGTGTAAATCCATGCGCCGGGTGCTGGTCGCCGCCTGGGGGGCTGATGCTACGCAGTATGTGGGCCGGCGGGTGACGTTGTTTCGTGATCCCAGCGTGATCTACGGCGGCATTGCAGTAGGCGGGATCAGGATTTCGCACCTGTCGCACTTGGATGGCCCGCTGTCGATCGCGCTGACCGTGACCAGGCAAAAGCGGGCTCCGTACAAGGTGCAGCCGTTGCCTGCTGCTCCGGTCACCCCGGCGCCAGCGGCAGCGCCACCCACCGAAGACCTGGTGGCCAAAGCCCGTGCCGCCTGCCGCCGTTCCGGCCTGACTGAAGTGGGTATTGCTGCCTTTGTTCTGGAGTACAGCCAGGGCAACACCAGCGACCTGAAGGACGCGCCACCTGATGTGCTGACCAAGATCGCCAGACAGGGCATCAGCCCTCAGGCCGTCGAGAAATTCAATGCAGTGCCTGCCGCTGCCGAACCCGACCCCGCAGCGGCATCCCAGCCAGTCCCGATCGACGCCCTGGCCACCACCAGCAGCCCGGAACCCGTCGAACCGGGCACGGTTGAACGCCTGCCCCAGGGGCGAACCGTTATCGCTGCTGACCCCCAGCCAGGGCCTGCGCCTGCCCCCGCAGCCGCCCGCCGGGTAGTACCCCAAGCCCGCCGGCCTGCTCCTGCCGCACCCCCAGCAGCCGAGGCCCCCATCCCTGGCCTTGTTGACTGATCGCCCCATCCCGTCCCATCCCATCAAATCCCCTTCCCATGACCGACCTCCTTGCCCAGCTCATCGAATGCAATCAGTGGCGATTTATCGGCCGCCTGGCTGCTGATCCTGAGATGAAGTATTTCGAATCTGGCGCCAGTGTTTGTAACGCTCGGTTGCTGGTAAACCGCCCCGGCCAAAAACGCGACGACGGGCAGCAGCCCTATGGATTCAAACTGAAATTGTGGAACGACAAGGCCCAGTCCTTCGCTGATGTTGCCCGCAAGGGTGACCTGGTGAATGTTCACGGCCGAGTAGAAACCGAAACCTGGACCGATCGCGACGGCGAAGAACGGCGTGGCGTGGTGGTCAACGTCGAGGCGTTTGAGGTGATGGCCAAGCCGGGCCAGGGGCAGCAGGCTGCACCGGCAGCAGCCCGCCCCGCTGCTCCAGCAGCAGCGTCGACATGGGGCACAGCGCCCCTGGGTAGCCAGCCAGAAGACGATGAGATCCCTTTCTGATGACCGCCCCCGATCGAATCACAATTACTCACCAGAGGCCCATGACCACCCCAACCTTTCGAGCCGCCATGACCAGTGACGACATTCCTTTGGGCCCCTTCTCGGAGGATGACCTTCGGCAGCAATGGAACGCCCGGGCGGACGAATTTAACCAGTGGGATTCGTTGGATACATCTGAACAACTGGCATGGGCGCAGGCCCGCGCCGCCGCCGCTGTCGCCCTAAAGGCTGAGCCGGAGGGGGAGGGGCCGATCCTTCAATGGACCGAAAACATGCCGCCCAGTGAGGGGTGTCGGTACGACCACTGCACTGCTGAAACGCCATTCGGTCGATTCCTTATTTCATGGAAAGGCTGGAAGCAATTTCACAGCCCAACCGTTGATGAAACGCCCTGGGGAGATTGGTTCGGGGCGTTCAATTCCGTAGACGATGCCAAGGCTGCGTGCCAACAGGGAATGAACGAGCGCCTTTCCCGCTGGGGCCGCCCCACCACCCCACCACCCCTGCCCCCCAACTTCATCGACCCCGACCACACCGGCCAGGACCGGGAGCTGTTGGAGGTTTTTTACCGGGCCTGCAATGCCGAGGGCGGGACCGCTGATGAGATCCACCTGAGAGGCATCAAGGCGGTGCTGGCTGCTTGCTCTGCCGCCCCCCCAGCGCCCCAGGCTGGGGAGGGGGAGGCGTGAAAACCAAAGAACAAAAACTCAGGGCCGTAAGGAAAGCCGCCTTAGAGTTTATGGAACGCAGCGAATTGCTGCTTGCGTACTGGGAAGCAAGCGGTTGTTCAGTGTCTGGCAGCGCTCCGTCTGGCGCTGTTCGCCGTGCGTCCATGGAGCTGACCAGACTTCTCTCTGAATACAGGAAACCATGACCACCCTCTGCTTCCAGGCCCGCCCCCGCGAGGGGGAAGATTACGTCGGCTACGTGTTCGCGGCGTCCAGAGGCAAGGCACGGGCCCTGGCGATGCAGGCCGAACCGGCATCGGAATGGCCTTACCTGCCGGGAGACTTCACGCTCTGGGCCCTGCGCCGCCGTCCCACCATGGATGGACGGGCCCCGGTTGGCGCCGCCTGGTGGTCGCCGGAGGACGTGCCGCAGGATGCCGGGGTTGCAGTGGCTGATTTGTGGACCAATGAATAACCCAACACCCAACATCATGACCCTTTTCCAGATCATTAAAAAACACGCTAAACCGCTATGACTCTCGCTCTCAGCATCCGTCAACCTTGGGCCAGCTTGATCTTGTTGGCTGGCAAAGACATCGAAAACCGCACATGGGAGACCAGAGTGCGGGGGCCAATTCTAATTCATGCGGTTAAAGGTATGACAAGAAGGGAATACATAGAAGCTATGGCTTTTGCCGGTTTTGCGACTTGCATCCTTGATCCAGTCAGGCTCGATGATCTTGAGCCAGGCCGCCTACCTCGCGGCGGCATCATTGGCAGCGTAAATCTCGTGGATTGTGTTTATCAATCTGATTCGCCATGGTTTCAAGGTCCTTATGGGTTTGCTCTGCGCGACCCAAAGCCGCTGCCATTCACTCCGGTCAGGGGGCAGCTTGGATTTTTTGATGTGCCCGAGGTGCAACCATGACCCCAACCCTTCACACCCTCATCAACCTGCTCAACCCCTGGCGGACGATCCGCCGGCTGGAGGCGGAGAATCAGAGGCTTGATGCTCAGGCCGCCACGCTCCATTCGCTACTAAAAACCGCCCTGGCAAAAAATGCCGCCTACGAGCGGTCCCGTCTTCGCCACTGCCGCGCCCATGGCCAGCAGCCACCCAACGCCTGGGGGTGTCCTGAGTGCGTGCGTGAACTGCGCCGGGATCTTGACGATGCTCAGGAGCAACTGGCGACGGCGCAACAGGCGCTGCGGAGACTGGAGCGCTGGGGCGCTTTTCGTGGCGTCCTGCCTGATGTGAATGCGTGGACCCAATCCGGCATGACCGGCCCCCTGCCGCCGTTGCCGGAGCATCTGGCGACGTGGGAGCAACCCGACGCGGGGGAGGGGCTGTGATCGAACACGATCCCACGGGCCGCAGCCAGCACGAACCCGGCGCAAAGCTGGACGCCATGAAGCCGCGCCCCGCCCTAGTGCTCGGCAGCTTCAGCCGGGCCCTAACGGCCGTCACCCACGTCGGCACCTACGGGGCAATCAAGTACACCCCCAACGGTTGGCGCACCGTTCCCGATGGTGTGGAGCGGTACTCCGAGGCGATGATGCGCCACTGGCTGGATGAATGCCAGGGAATTGAATGCGACGCGGACAGCAACATGCTGCACGCTGCGCACCTGGCATGGAATGCCCTGGCACGATTGGAATTGATGTTGCTGGAAATGGAGGAAGGGGCATGACCGACCTTCTACGCACCACCCTCGCCCACCGAGGCACGTTTGCTCCTGACACCCTGCTGGACTGCCTGGCCCTGGCTGCAGAGCTGGAACCGCGCATCGTCCAAGACAATGGGGCCCGTCTGGTCACCCTGGCGGAACTGCTGGCCTGCTGGCGGTGCCGCTCAGAATATGGGGCGCTCCGCCGCATGGCCTCGCTGCAGGTTGCCCAGCTAGTGGATTGCACCTACCACTCCGGCCGCAACGCCTGGTGGGAAGTGCATCGCGTGGGGCCGGCATGACCTCAACCTCAGGCCTTGGTGACCGCGCCGACCTGGCGCACGCCCTTCTGCTTCGGCGCGCCTGGGTGCCTGATGGAGCTCTGCTTGATTGCCTGGAGCTGGCCGACTGGCTGGGGCCAGGCATCCGGGCCGGCTCGACCCCGCTGCTAACCACGGCAGAACTGCAGGCCCGTTGGAGCTGCACCCAATCCGCAGTCAGCCGCCGCATTTCCGCGCTGATGAAACACGGATTGGTCGAGGCCAAGCTGCAAGCTGGCCCTGGCGCCTACTGGGAGATCAAGCGAGTGGGGCCGGTGGTGTGACCCTACCCCAATCCCCCCAGCACCCCTGCCGTCCAACCCTGAGGCATCGGCCCCGGCTCTGGATCCCGTACCGCCTCCCTGGCCTCAAGCTCGGAAATGTGGCGGATCGCCTGGCTGATGACGGCCGCTTTGTTTACCACTTGATTCAGAAGAATGTCCGCCTGCCCCAATAGCTCATCACGACTCATGGTTTGCAACAATTCCCTCATGCGCCGTAGGTCCGACTCGGCATCTACGCTGAGCTGTGGAATCATCCAGGGCTGTGGTGCCATGACGTGCGAGCCTCAGCTGCGGGTTGGAACCGATGCTAGGGGCATCCCCTGCCATGAGGTCGTCATTGATGGCACCCTCCATCAAGACCCCCGCCCTGGGCCGCTGTGGGAGTTGATCCACCGTCACCGCGCCCAACAACCCACCACCCACCTGATCGCCGCCTGGGCCCATCTGCCGCACATCGAGGGGCTGTGCGACTGCTCCGGCGCCATGGGCTGCAATCGCTGCATAGACGCCCCTACCGAACCGGATCCGCAATGATCGCCCACCCCTGGCCCGGTTCAAACCGATAGGCCCCGTTCCCGATCGAGCGAACCATCCATCGCCGGCCAAACCGTTCTCGACTGAAATGCAGCGCCTTGCCATTGGGGCTGATGGTTTCGCCGGTGAGCAAATCGGGATCCCCCCACGGGTCGTTGACGATCACCGAGTTTCTGGTGTGCCCGTAGGCGATCGCCCAATGCCCCCCGCCGCTCGGGCGATGCACTGGGCCACGGTGCAGGTATCCGCAGGGAACCGGGATGCCGCGAGCGATCTGGTGCTCGATCGTCAAAAAATCGGCCGCTTGGTCAAACCGCGCAGCGATGCCGTAGTGGGCCAGGGCCTGGATCTGGGCAGAGGCCTGCGTGGTGTCGCCGAACCGCTGCACCGTCGCCAGGTATTGATCATCCCCGTTGGGCCCATGAAGGGTGCCGGGCTTCAGGGCTTCCAGCAGCATCGCGCAACTGGACGAGAAGCAGGTGCGGTCCCGCTGCCCCAGCTGCGCCGAATCCCGCTGGCGGTAATAGGGCACGCCGGTCAGTGGATTGGTGGGAGCAGCCGTCACAGGCTCGGTAGCATAGCGGCAACAATCTAGCCCTGCCCAATGCCCCAATTCATCCTCAGCAACCGGGCGCAGTACAGCCTGGCCACTGCTGACATGCCGCTAACCGGCACGTTTTATGGTCAGTTGATGACATCTAGTTTTACATTTAGCCCGGACACGCATGACACAATCGCTGCAATCAGCAGCGGCGAGATCACACCTGTTACCGGATATTCAGCAGGTGGAAAGCCGGTAACGCTAAGTAATTCGATGAACACCACGACCGGTGTAAATACCCTACTTATTGCCCCGGTTCAGTGGGAAGCCGCCATTACAGGCGCCCAAGGCATCTTGATCTACTACCGCCCAACAGGATCGACCGCTTCCCAGCAGATCGTACTGGGATACAACCATCTCGGCGGCCCTCAAGCAAGTACAGGCGGGCTGTTCAGAATCGAGCAGATGAAGATCGAAACCGTCAAGACAGGAAGCGCAAATATCACAATTCCCCATGCAACTGTCAACGCGATCATAAACGAAACCATAAATCTGAGCGCTGGCAACTTCTACGCAATGCTGCTAGGTGCTAGCTACACCCCCAGCGCCGCTCATTCGTTCCGGTCAGATCTCACCAACGAGGTGACCGGCGCTGGCTACACCGCTGGTGGCGTGGCTGCCCCGTTGACGATCACGCGGGACGATGCCGCTAACGTCACCCTGGTCAGGGCCGAGCAAATCATCCATCCAGCTTGCACGGTTTCGCCTAAGTTTGTAGCCTATTATCAGCGGCTTGGTGGGGCGGCTTCCGCTGATCGAGTTGTGATGATTGCCAATTTTGGCACAACCTACCCTTCTGGTGGTGCCGTATATCCAATCAATGCAAACGAAATTATCATCGGCGGGGTTTACGTTTGATGGATTTTCCTGAATCCTGCCTGCCAATCGGGAGGCCACACACGCATGGCGATTTCAATATCGCTGCCGAACTTGACCGGCGTTTTTTGCTGAGCGATACCCTGTCTGGCCAGACCGTGAGCCTGCCCCTGCCGGTACTCACGCCCGCGCAGTTCGGCGATTTCCAGGAGCACTTCCGGACCGTGGGCCTGTTGTCGTCCTGGGAGCTGCCTGCAGCGGTTTGGGTGGGGCGTGCCATCCCACCGTCGCCGATCCGGTGGCGGTATGCGTCGGCGCCGTCCTGGGCCCTGCTGCCTGGGGAGCTGTGGCAGGTTACCGGGGTTCAATTGAGAGCGGTTTGATCCGGGCCGCCCTGCCTAGGTGCGGGGGAATGGCGCGGTGTCTACGGTGTAGGGCGCAATCCCCCGACAAGCCGCCGTCAACCGCAGCTCATCGATATAGGCATGGGCGCCTTTGTTTGTGACCCAGCCGATCCTTGCGCCTGAAAAATCCAAGGGGCCCAGGATCTCTGAGTCTCTGGTCATCACCAAGTCACCATTCACGAAATAGTAATAAACCCAACCAGTACCAGCGGCATTTAACGCCCTGGTGTATTTCAGTGCTAGCCATGTATTGATTGATGAGAAGTATGACTGGAACGCTTGTCCGTTAAAATAAATCATATACATATTATTGTCACTTGAATCTATGCCAGCCTGCGCCCCAGATCCTTTCCCCAGGATTGTATGATTTTTGACGCTGCGCATTCTGATGCGAGCTTCAAGGGTAGCTTCGCCTTGTATCACAAGCCTGGAATCCGTCGGCAGTTGAACCGCGCTAGCTGGGCTGTCAAAGTCTGGCTGAGTAAGTTTTAGCGAACTGCCGCCAAATACTGATTGCTCGGTTGATATTTCTGCATTGCCCACTGCTGAAAGCGACAGCCCCAGAGGGCCCTCATCAACAAACGATTGCGACCCGTTGGTGCCACTGAAGCCGCACAGCAGCAGGGTTTCGGCCCAGTAGAAATCCTCGCCGGTCGGGATTCTGGCGTTTGCCGGTGTGGTCCGCAGCAGCAGGAACGCGGATTGGGATGGCGTGCCGGTGGCCATCCCTGCTGCTGTGGGGGTTAGCTGCAGGGTTGCCGAGGCGCTGGGGGTACCCGCTGGCAGGGCCCTGGCTGCTGTGGTCCGCAGCTCGAGACGGGCCGATGCAGAGGGGGTCGAAGCTCGGCGAATCCAGACGCCAACGAACTCGCACGTCAGGCGGTAGAACTCGCTGCCGGCGACTGCTTGAATGTCGTCCTGCCCGATCGGCCGCGCATAGGTCCACTGGAACCCTGCCGGGGTTAAAGCCGTGGCCAGGGTCACCGGGTCGAACCCGAACGATTTGCCGCGCTGACTGAGCTGGTGATCTGGCACGCTCTGGGCCTGGGCCTCGGTGAGCCCTTCAAACGTGAGCGTCAGGCTGTCACCGCTCGCCACCAGGTCGGCGGTGCTGGTGGTGGTGGAGCCGTCGTAGCCGACCTGCAGGGTGGCAGGCACCGCGCCGGGGGTGATCAAGACGGTGGCGGGGCGTAGGGGGGGGAAGTTGGCCATTGACTAGACGCCTCCTAGATCCCGTGCCGTCCAATCGTATTGCCACGTATCTGCAAAGCTGCCATCTACCAGGTGCTGATATGAATTTTTCACGCCTAGCGTGCCGTCTGCATTAACTACTTGAACGTATGTAAAGTTATCATTGGAATCTTCGTCTATATAAGCTGACTGTCCTGGGGTGATACTTATGTCAATTTGCTGAATATACACAGATCCTTTGGGTCCATGCTTAGCAAAATCGCCAATAGCTACATAGCTCAATAGTAACACGTATTTTGTGTAATCCTGCGGCGGCCTCGGTGGTACTGGCGGATTTGCTGGCCCCGTTGGCGTGCCAGGCTGCGAGGGGATGCCGGGGGGATCGACCGGGCCGGTGGGTGGCAGGGGGGCAGGGGGAGCGCTGCCGCCGCCTCCGCCTCCGCCAGACCCGCCTCCGCCGCCATCACCGCCACCTCCGCCGACATTGAATCCCCCGCCCACATATTCGCCGCTGGCTGGCCGCCGGCCGTAGCGCCCGTAGAACCAGACCTCCTCGCTCGTCCAGCTTTGCTCGTCCGGCGCGGGGATGCTGCAGTCGGTGGCCCGGCTGGAATCTGCATCGCAGGAGGGGGCAGTGTCGCCGCTCAACAGGAACGCGCTCTCGACCCGAACCGCTGCCACGTCCAGGGCCACCAGGGATCGCCCCAACTGGTCAACCGGGCAGTGCTCCAACTGCAGGGTGAGAATGCCCTCGCGTCCGGTCTTGGCGCTGACGATCCAGTAGAGCTCAATCAGGGGGCTGCTCACCCCGTCCACATCCTCGCGGTCTAGCTGTAGTTGAATCAGCTCGCCATCCCCCAGGGTCGAATTCCAGTAACCGGATTTGATCGCCACCGCTGCGGTGTGGGTGATGTGCCGCCGCTTCGCCTGGCCAAATCGCATCGCCCTCGCCGCATGAATTTCGGTTGTAGCGAACTGGCTGAGATCGTGTTCTTCTGTTGGCGCGGAGTCTGGGCAGTCGTCGTAGGCCACCTCCGTGGTCCGGGTCATCCTGGACAATCCGTCAGGCCCCTGCTGGCGCCATGCCACCAGCGCTCGATAAGGTCGGCTGGCCTCAGCGCTCACCGTTTGCCAGGTGTAGCTGCCATCGACGGTTGCCTCGCCATCAAACACCCACCGTGGCCTCAGCGGCTCGGTGTCGATGGCCCCAGTTGACGTAACGGGCAGCAGCGGCCGCAAGCCATAGCGACCGGCGATCTTGGTTTCCCGCACCAGGAAATAGGGGCCCACCTTGCTCATCCAGTCGCTGATGCCGGTTGGCTCTGACAGCACCCCATTCCAATAGAAACCGTTGGCATCCATGAACCGGGCCGCTGCGGCAAGCGACTCCCGATCGATCCGGACCGGGGCGGTGCGGCCATCGTTGTTCAGTAGGTATAAATAAAGTTCGCCTAGGTTGTTAGAGCTGCCGTAAACACCATCCAGCAACCTGATTGATTCGACTCCGTTGCGGATGAATAGATTTATTTTTCGCTTCCAGTGGCCACGGTCTGGCAGGCCGACGCCATCAGCATCAAAGCCGTTGAAGTTTACAGCGCTGAACGATACAGTCGTTAGGTCTTTATGTGTGCCAACCGTGCCGCATTGCGTGGGGGCTTGTACTTTGTTGGCAATTAACTGCGAGCCTGAGTAAACATCGACAAGGAAGTTGCCGGGGGTCCAAGTGCCGGCGGTTTTTGGGCCATAGGACTGGCTGAAATTGCCGACCCGACAGCGGCCCTGGAAAACGCCATTTACAGAGATGCCGCCGAGCCGGCCCTGGGAAACAACCAGCCTCCACTTGACGGCCACGGCATTGGCCACGGGCTGGCCTTCAAGTACCGGGGAGTCGAACCGGCAGGCCGTGGCCTTCGGGCTCACGATCACCCCGCCGATGCCAGCATCTGATGGGCTGCTGCAGCTGTCGCCGATCCGCCGACACCAGACGATGGGGGCCCGCTCGAACAGCCCCATTGCCTGCTGGTTGGCGTTCCAATCGGACTGGGCCTCGGTGGTGGTGGTGGCCGTCGGCCTGGCGGTTGCGCCCAGGGCAGCGGATCCCGGCACCGTGGCCTTGCCGTATCTGCTGCCGCCCTGGCTGCTAGCCGAGAATGCAATCATGTTGAAAAATCCAGCACGCAGGGCGCGCCGATCAGCTCCTGCGTGAGCACGATTGGCGGGACCGTCACCGCAACCGGGGGCGGTGAGATGGCGCCCGCGATCGTGATGCCGGTCAGGGGGCCGCTGGCGGTGATGCTGCCCACCAATACCGAATCAACCCAGACCAGGCCGCCGGTCACAACCTCAAACTGGGTCAGCTCGATCAGCCATTGGTTGGCGTTCGCCTGGATCGCCAGGGCCATGACAGCAGGGGAGTAGGCGCAGGTGATCTCGACCGATCCGGTCGTCAGGCCCGAGTCAAACCCTGGGCACACGAACTCCTGGAACTCCCAGGACTGCAGCCCGTCGCCATCGCCGGCGTCAAAGGAGGTGAACGGGGCGTTGTTCAGTCCATCGAGACGGTGCCACCTGGCCTTCGCGTTGCCGCTGCTATCCATCCACTTCAGGGTCTGGGTGTAGACGTGGGGGCCGTGGTCGGGCATCAGGCAACGATCCCCAGGGCCTGGCGGCCGTCATAGGACTGGAGGCGATCCCACAGCCCGTCAACCGCGTCAGCGGCAACGGCCTGGGCATCCTCAATCCTGATCCACTGCGAGCCGTCGGGTTGTTGGATCACCGGGCCGGTTTGCAGGGTGATCACTGGGGCGAAGCTGCCGCTGGCTGCTCCCCTGGCGCCGCTGCCACCCTGGCGAATGCCCAGACCCTGATCCCCTATCTGCGCTTGGAGGAACTGGGGCACCTTCTTCTGGGGCACGATGTATTCAGGGCCTGCCTCGCCGGCCATGATCAGGGTTGGCCGATCCACTCGGCCGCCTACGGCAAACTGCGGCACCTCAACGGGCTGGATCATCCCCAGCCGCGGACCACGCACCGCCGCGCTCACCGAATTGGCGGCAACAATCAGCCGGTTGATCTGGTCGATGAAGGCGTTGACCGCCCGCCCGGCCAGGTTTAGGGCTCCATTGATCACCCCCCTCACCGTGCCAATGATCGATTCCCAGGCAGCGGTGATGGGCCGCACCAGTCCCACCGCATAGTCGCGCATCCCGTCCATAGCCTGATTCCAGGTTTGCCCCAGGCGGGCAATCAGGCCATTCTCTGGGCCGATGATCGTGTCAAAAAATGCCGCAAAGTTGGCGACGATGTTCGGCAGGATGTTGCTGGCGTAGCTGCTGATGCCGTCCAGCATCAGGTTCCAGCCACCGCCGATCATTGCGATGAACCCGGTGGCGGGGTTGGCGATCAGATCGAACAGCCCCCTAAAGGCGTCGGCGATTTGGTCGCGGAAACTGAAAATGGCAACGGCCGTGGCGACAGCAGCCGCACCAATCAGGATCGGGGCGGAGACGAACCCGGCGACCAGGGCGGCTAGGCTGGTTGCTACTGAGGTAATACCGCCGGCCCAGCCAGCAAGGGTGGCTCCAATGCCTGCCCCGGCTAGAGCCGTGCCTGCCCCTGTGGCGGAAGCTCCTACCGCCGTTTGCGCTGCGGCCAATTGAGTGGCGGCAACAGCAGCGGCAGACTGGGCAGCTGCTGCTCTAGTTGCAGCAGCTGCCAGCCCGCTAATCAGCCCTGTCGAAGCGGCGATAGCCGGGGCCAGTGCGGTAAACGCAATGCCTAACCCAATGGCAAGCCCAACCGTCGTTTGAAGCCAGCCAGGCAACTTTGTCATTGCGTCGGTAGCCGCCAAAACCGCAGAAGCTACGGCGTCCAGCGCAGGGATTAGAGCAATTGTGAGGCTTGTTGCCATCCCTCCGATCTTGCCTTGAATCATTGTTAGCTTTACTTCGTATTCGTGCGCTTTTTTTGCGAATGCCGTTGTCATCTTGCCGCCCATTTTTTCAATTGCATCGCCGCCCATATTTAACATTGGCACCATCTCGGCGCCAGCTTTGCCAAATAACTGAATTGCTAGCGCTGTTTTGTCAATGCCTGCAGGCATTGCCTTAAACTTATTCGCAACATCAAATATTACTTTATCCGCGCTTTTAAGTTGACCGCTGGCATCCCGAGAAGAAAGACCTAGCTTGTCAAGGGCTTTATCTGCATTGCCGCTGTATAATTCTTTAGACAATTTGGCTATACTTTTAGCTACTGAATCAATATCAGTGCCGCTCATTCCAGCGGCCTTTTTAAATTTAGCCAGAGACTCAACTGAAACACCTGTGCGCTCGCTTAAGATATGCATTGATTTTGCAGCGTCAAGCGATTTCATTGCTAGCGCCGTAATTCCTCCCAACGTCACGGCTGGGGCCAGCGCTCCTAGCGCCCCCCCCAAAGGCCCAGCCGACCGAAGCAAGCTGGAAGCGGCCGTGCTCGCCTGGCCCAATCCGGTTGTGAGCTTGGAGATCTGCTCAGAGCCCGTAACCTTGGCCCCGATCTTCAAGATCGCATCAAAATTCACCGCCATCTAGGCACCCCTCAGCAACAGCAGCAATTCCTGCTCCATCACCTCCAGATCATCCATCAGCGCTGCAACCGCGCCACGGCCACGGCGAAGGCTTGCCAGGTCGATCACCGCCGGGTAGTTGAGCCCGGTGCGGACTGCATACGGGTGGCCCTCAGAGGTGTAGTTGGTGGCCCAGTTCCATTGCGTCCAGACCCGGCACCAAAGCAGGAACGCATCCAGGTTCTCGGGCCATATCCAGCAGATGGGCTCGGCGGGTTCGGGGCGTTGCTCAGGCACAAAGCCGACAATGCCCAGCCGCTTTGCCTCTCCAGCCAGGCGAGCGTTTTCTTGCGACTGGGTTTCAACGGGGCCGGCAGCGGTCATTTGCCGATGCCATTCCCTCGCGATGGCTTGGAGGTTGGCTTTTTTCCCGCTTCAGGATCAGTGAGGGTGTTCCACACGCAAACCAGGGCATCAGCCATTCCAGGGAATTCGATCACCCGCTTTTTCGAATCAGGCGTAAATTCCATCGGCTCGTTGTCGTCGCCTCCCCGCATGTCATCGCCCCAACCGACCAGCACTTTTTCGGCGATCGGGACCAGGCTTAGCCGCTCCAGTCCTTCAGCCGCAGCAGGAGACTCCGTGCCATTATTGATGGCCTGAATGACTGCGGCATAGGCGCGGAATTTCTCTCGCATCTCTTCAATCTCGGTTTGCTGGCCCCGCTCAAAGATGGCCGTAAACGACACATCCTCGCGCCCGCCCTCAATCGGAATGCTGAGCTTCACTTCACCGCTGAAAGTGCTGCCAACCTGGTCGATATTAAAAGCCATGGGAGAAAATCAAGAACGCAGGATTGGGTTGGGACTTGAGCCGATCAAGTAAAGGCCAGCGTGCCAGAATCGCTGAGGCCTTCAGTGCGTCGCACCGTAAACGGAATGGTCAGCGCTGCAATGCCGGCGTCGTCGTCAGGCGTTGGGGCGCCTAGTTGAACCTTGGGGTGATTAACGACCAAGCGATTGCCTGGCACGATGCCATGGGTGAAGTTGAGGGCGCCACTGGTAGAGGCTACTGCTATCGCGTAGAAATCCTTGCTGCTTAGCAGGTCTGGCCTTTGCAGCTTGAGAGATCCCGTGATCACACGATCTACGATCTGGAAGTTAGGGGCGCAACCCATTCGATCGTAGAATTCTACGGTGTTTTCACATTTCAACGAAAAATCAATAATGCAACAAGAATAACCATGAAGGCTAAACGTTGGTGTATTGACAGAATTACAGGCTACAGGAGTGGCCATAGCACTATAAGTTGGCGTCAAGGATGCCGCGTCTACAGGAGGAACGTAGATGCCAGGGATGTCAAACGAGAACAGCGGCACCTGGCCGGCCTGCATTTTTAGCTCCCAGCTCCTGGTCCGAGCACCTATCCCTAGATGCTTGTTGCCGTCCCAATCGTGGTAGAAGGTCAGGGAGTCGGCCCCGCCTGTCACGAATGAGTAGGTGTTGCTGGTGGTGGCAACCGTTGCCAGGCCCATCCCTGCAGCACGTAGGAAGATGCCGTAGGCGGGAGGCGTGCCAGCAGTGCCAGAGCCGACAGCTTCAATGTCAAAGGCAACGCCGTTTTTCAGCTCGGCCATCACGTCTGGCAAGGCGTTGCCGAATTGCCCGTCTAGGCTGGGGCGCTCCAGCACAGTGCCATCAAGGGCCGTCAGCTTCGGGTCTCTGACCCGGATCGCGTTCACCCCCGTCGGGGCTGCTGATGTTCCATAGGTCGTCTCCAGCGCTGCCATCAAGAACTGAGAGATGTTGCGAGCCATTGGCTTTGGGTGGTTGGGTTACGGATTCGAGGATCCACTCATTGTTGGTGAGCAGATAGGCGCCAGGGCCAGAAGGCAGCGGCGGTGTAGGAGGCGCTTCAGGCGTTGCCTTCTTCATGCAATGTGATGTTGGAGATTGCCGTGTAATAGGTCACACTGTAAATCATTTTGACTTCGCACGCTTGCAGGTTGTGCTCATGGATCCGGCCACGGGACTCGATGTCGATGCACAATCCCCCTAGGTCCCGCCTGTCGGCCATGATGCGTGCATGGACCGCCGCGCAGAACGGGCCCAGGATTCGCCAGTTTGGGGGCTCCCCTGGCTTTCGGGGCTTGGTGATGGTGATGGCGACCGGGAGGGTTGAGACCACTTGGCAGGCGCTCAAGACCCTATCGAGCGCCTCCCCTTCCTGATCCAGCTTGATCACCGCGCCATCGATCTCAGATGCCACCCTGGCTGCATCAAGGAACAAGGCCCCGACTCCAGGTATGTCGCTCTGGTCCTCGGTGGCCGCCGTGCCCTGCAGCAGATCGGCCAAGGCGTCCATGATTTGCGCGTCGATGGGAAGGGTCATGGTTCCCCCTGCCGGTCGGACTTAACCGCCACCCCTGCCACCCAGGCCGCAGCATTGACCCATGCCATTATCGCCCGATCGAGCTGCCCATCGCACGCCCTCCCGCCGGCAAACCGCGAGCAGGCAAACCAACTAGTCGTAGCGACCGCTGCAGCCATCACCATGCAGCTAGCGCCGAAAACAATCAGCCGCCAGACATAGCGATTCATCCCCTCCCCCTCGTCAGCGCTGGGGGCAGAATGGATCCCACCTTGCCTGAACCATGGGGCAGCTTGTCATACACCGCGATGCCTTGCGTCACCAGCCAGATCACCACACTTACGCCGCCTGCAACTGCGGCCATCTTAACAGCCATGCCATTCATGTTGTTTTGCAATTTTTCAACAGATTTTTCTAATTGCCCTGCTTCTTTGACTAATGTGTCAACAGTGCCTGAGAGTTTTATGATGTCCCTATCATGCGCGTTCATGTCTTTAACTGCGGCTTTATGGTCTTTTTGAATATCTGATATTGCTGTCTCCATCCGATTTAATCCTGAGCATAAAAGCCTTAGATCTCCTTGTATAGAAGTAATTTCTTGGAGCTGATCTTTAACGCCGGATAATTCGCCACATGCCCTGTTAAGCATGTCGAACAAGCCTCTTAGGTCGCTAAGCGGAACTTGCGGAACCTGATTAAAATTCTCACCCACGATCCAACCTCCCCCGCATCCAGTCCCGCACAGCCGGCGCCAGCGTTAGCGCCCACCAGGCGGGCAGAAACAGCCCAAAATGCAGCAGTGTCATGGCGACAGCATCCCGTAAATCCATGCTAGTCGCTAGGCGGAAGCATGGCAATTATAGCCTCATTCAGGGCAGTTATGAAAGCTGTTGGCAGATTGCACCGCGCAGCGAGGGCTAAAAATTCCTGAACCAAAGTCGCCTTGCTTTGCTCTGGCTGCACTGAAACAATCAGCAGAAGACCTTGTAAGTATTCGGTGAAATCTCCCTTGTCCTGAAACCGATCCAGACGGGAATGAGAAAACGTTACCGCAAGGCGGGCTGAATTGTTTTCAGAATCCAAGGCCAATGCCATTGCATTCACGTATCCGTTTTCGGTTAAAATTGCGTGGCGGAACCCTGGCCAGTCAGTGTTGCTAGCGCCATTCAATTGGAAGTAACTCTCAGCAGCTTCGTAAGAATCAAAGTAGTGCCAGCCTTCAACCGGATAAGCGTAACTGGCGTGATTGGCTGCAAATAACGTAAAATTGGGGGCATGTACTGAGATGCCAGCGTACCTCAGTTCGTTGTCCGTAAATTTGTAGAATCCTGCTGTGCTCGTCACGCTGTCACCGTCCAGCCCTTGGCTGTAGCAATACTCGGATTATAGACACCCGTTTGACTGGTGCCATAGTTGCCGGTAACGGTGATTGTTTGGCCAGTCACAGTCGGCAATCCTGTAAAGATTTCATTTAATGATACTGCCGACAGTTGTGCATTTGCCACTGTAAAACTAAAACGCATCCCAGTGAGCTGAGCACGCTTAATAGACGGACTTGTTCCCGCCATAAGATTACCATTGCCAGTACTGCTAACTCCGCTCATATTTATTGCATGCAGCTCTTGCAGGTTTGCCATATTTTGGCAATATCCGTTCATATTGATGATCGAGGCCATTGACACCCCAGGCGCAGGGATTCGCCGCGCTGGCGTGCCTTGATACATCAGGTTTGCAGTCGTCCACGATGCAGTCGTGCCGGTCAAAACTGGAAAATCCTGCGCATTAAATGCGCCGCTAAATTGTTCCGCAGTAGTTGTAAGTGCTGTGGCCGAGCCTATATAAGGCGGAAAACTGCTCAAGGCTGTATTTGCGTACATTCTAGCCATAGTGGTAACTGACGCAATTGAGCTAGGGATCTGCGATACGCTCCTTAGCGATGGCGTATTTTGATAAAAGCCAGCCAAGCTAGTCAAAACACCACAAGCGATTATATTTACTCGTTCTAGGATGCGATGCCCAACGGCAGTGCCGCCCAACGTAAAACCAGCGCCGGTAACATTGGGAACCGATATTGCAAGATCAAGCCATCCGGTTGTATAGGCTTGCAGGCCTGTCTGTGTATTTTTAGCCTGTAAATTGATAAGCGTTAAATTCTGGCCAGCTTGGGGGGTGATCGTAACGATTGCAACTTTATAGGGCAGCAAGGTGGCGCTGCCATCGTTGGTCAGGGTGATGGGGCTGCCGCCTATGGTGGCGGAAACCTGGAATGCATTAGCCGTTGGATTAACGACATAATATCTGCGGCTTTCTACTAGCCCAGTCGTCGAAACTATATTGTAAAATGAAATTGGCGTGCCAGCATTGAACCCATGGCCAGTACGATTTACCGTATTGGTTGACGCGGTGAAAGTTACAGGCTTGTTAGTGTCAGCTAGCGCTGAATTATTAAAATTAAATTCGTAGTTTGCTTGTGTATTACTTGCGAAGTTTGTTGTAGTTCCATCGCCGAAGTTGATTGTATATGCGCCTTGCCCGTTGAAGGCAAAAAAGTTGGCGCCATTTCCCGTGCCATCGCCAGGCCATACGGCGTAGAGGCCAACTATTTTTTGTTCTGATGACAGGACTGCTGGGATTGCGGGCCAGGCTGCAGGGCGCACCCATTCGTCGATGAGCTGGGTTGTGCTGGTGCCGCCAGTTTCTCCGCTGGCAACAAGGACCGAACCTAAATAGAGTTTTCCCAATGTAGTTGGCATAATTTATGGTGTTATCACGTACAAAGTGGTTGCACTGGGAGATGTAATTGCATCGTAGTTGGCTTGCGTAAGTTGCACGATATTAGTAACTTGAGCTGCGCCAGTGATTCCGGCAGTTACGGACCCGGTTGTGGCGTTCAACTCACCAGCGGCCAGGGTTAGCCGTGATCCTATTGCAATTTCCTCCACCGCCCCCGTGCCGGCCGTGCTGCGGCCAGCTAGGCGGCTGGTGGCCATGGTCAGGCCACTGGAACCGATCAGGCCAGACTCCGCCGCGTTGGTGATTCCATAGCCGCTTAGTGTGGTGGGCGTGCTGGTGATGGTTGACCACGCCTGGTCGTGAGCTGTTGGGGTCCTGGCGTCGCTCAGCCGGGGATCACTGGATCCCACGGCGTCGGCAATCCCGTAGCCGGACAATGTCGTTGGCTTGCCGCTGATCCCTGTCCCAAATGGCAGCCCCGTGGCATTGGTGAGCGTGAGGCTGGAAGGGGTGCCGCCGGCGCCGTTGAACAGAACCGGGGCGCCGGCCGATCCCGTGTTGATTGCCAGGGCCGCGGCGACGCCAGTTCCCAGGCCGGTGACGCCGGTGCCGAGGGGCAGGCCGGTGCAGTTGGTCAAAACCCCAGCGCTGGGAGTGCCAACATCTCCGCCTTGAAAAAAGAGCAGGCCAGTGCCGGTCTCGTCGCTGATGACCCCGCGCAACTGTGCCGAAGTGGTTGCCGCAAATTGGCTCAGCGGGTCGCTCGTCAGCGCATCACCGCCGCCTCCGCCGCCACCTCCGCCGGTAACGGAGATCGTTTGGTTTGGCCAGGTGCCGCTGATATTGACGTGGGTGCCTGCAATCAGCCCTGGTGTTGCTGTGCCCGTGCCGCCATTGGCTACCGGGAGAAGGCCCGTTACGCCAGTGGTCAGCGGCAGTCCGGTGGCATTGATCAGTCCCAGGGTCGATGGGGTGCCGCCTGCGCCGCCCAGGATTACTGGAGCCCCGGCTGTCCCGATATTGACCGCCAGGGCCGTGGGTACGCCGGTCCCCAGGCCAGTGATCGTGCTCAGCGGCTGAGTACCGGTGTGCGTTGCCCGATCGCGCAGCTGTGCGTCTGTGGCGTTGGCCGTGGCGAAGGGGGCTATCCCGTCCAGCTTGGTCTTGAATGCCGACGCAGCCCACCATGCAGCGACGGCCTGAAACACCCGCAAAGGGTTGTAGGCCGCCCTGACCGTGCTAGTGCCTGCCTCGGCTGTGGCCTGGTCAACCGTGGCAGCGCTCCACTCACGGGCGTCGCTGAGTCGGGCGTCGCTGGCGTCAACCTTGCCAGCCAGCCCCGAGGCCAGCGCCGCTGGCTGGATCGCTGTTGCTGCTAAGGCTCCCTGCGCCGCCGTGGCGTAGTTCCCAGCCGCCCCCGCTACGGCCGCTGCTGCTGTGCCTGCTGCATCTGCACCCACCTGGGCAGCGGTAGGCATGGCGTGCCGGTGATCGCCTCGACTAGCTGTAAGGGCAGTGCCTGGCGTGGCCGTGCCCAGGGCCTGGGGAGTGGCATCAGACAGGGAAGCGCCGCCGCCGCCACCCCCCAGGATTGGATCAAACGGCAAGTCGTTAAACGCCGTGCCGACAATGACATTGTTGACAACACGGCCGTTCTTTCCGGTTTTGCTACGCCCGGTTGTTAAGCCAGCCGCGTCAACTTCCCACCATTTTTCACCTTCAAGTAGTACGGGATCCTGGATTGTTGCTTCGGCTAGAGTTGTTGTTCTCTGGCGGATTAGCGTTTTTTGTTCTTGATATGGCATCACGAATCACCGTTCAGTATCAGGATCGGTTGCTCTGCAGGGGCGGGATCGCTGGTTGCGCCGCTTGGGTCACCATCCAGGATGACGTACAGCGGGCCTGGGGCGTCGACCTTGGCTAGTGGAATCTTGCAAAACGCACCATCGCTAAAGCGCTGGGGCTCCATCTCGACTTTGTAGGTCTGGCCGTCTACGCTAATCGCCGTGCCATAAGATAGGCTGCCAAAAAGATCAGTTTGTGCTGTCAGTAAATAGTCAATTACTGTAACGCCTCCATCAAAAACAATCTCGCTATTCAAGTCAAGATAGCCGAGGCCTGTTAGGGCCCCGGCTGTCACGGGAACGGCGCCCATGTCCAGATCTAGAAAATCATCCAGATCATCAAACGCCATCAGTCGGCCTTCTCCGGATCCCTACCGGGCTTGGCCGCTGTGGCAGGAGGGTCGATCACTCCAGCAGCCACCAAGGCGGCAGCCTCTTCAGCGGAAAGCCGAGGCACGCTGTCGCCGTTTTCGTAGCGGATCCCGTCGTGGTCAACGGGGCCGTTTGTGACGGTGTGGGCTGGCATGATCAGGCGACGACGTTTTGGAAGAAGTAGCCGACATCAGAAGCGCAAACGATCTCGTTCACGCTCTCGCCCACGCGCACCCGCTGAGCGCCGCGCAAGCCCACCTTAGGCTCTGGAATGCTGCCGCTCACCCTATTGCCAAACTCGGCCGTATAGCCGAACGTGATTGCGTTGCCGCGAATACTGGCAATTGGATTGATATGCAGCAAGGCCATGTGCTTGCCCCACACCCTTGTCATGGTTGCGGTTTGGCCCGGCTTGGCGGTGTTGATCCAACTTTCGCCAATCAGCAGCCGATCGAGCTCCAACAGCTCGGCTACGGCCTGCACGGACGCCGGAGCACCTTGTGCGCTACTGGTGCCACTGTTGCCGGCACTGGAAGGAGCCAGCGCGGCGGTGATCTTGGGGTGAACGCGCAACTTAGACCACGCCAGCCGGCCTAGTACGCCAGTATTAAACGGCATTAACATGCCGTCACGGGCCGCCATGATCGCTGAATAAGGATCAGAGTTGGCGTAGTCCGACCACTGCGAAGTACCGCTTAGGGTTGTGCGGTTGGCGGAAGGGTAAGTTGCTGAATTGAAATACAAATCAGCGACACGCTTTTCACGATCCAGGGCAACCAGTTCGGCAATACCTTCAACGGCACGGCCTGCAGGATTTTCACCTGGAGGAGCGTTTTCAAGGTCGTCATTTGGCACCAAGTCGTCAAGGCCGTAGTCTTTGACGAAACCTGCCACCTCGGTGCTGCCAAACTGCACCACGTTGGGAACGCCTTTGCGCCCAACTGTGGTATCAGGAACCGTAAACATTTCGTCGCGGTTGTACTGATTCCACTTAAACTCGCGTTTGCCAACTGGCACGCGAGGGGATACTTCGTCTGCAATGTAAGCTCTGTTGGTGTACGCAAGCGCAATTGCTGTGTACTCTGGCTGAATTGGAAAAGGAAAGTTCTGATAGGACATTGGATCAATACCTCAGGAAGTGGTAAATCAACCCTGGAAAGATCCAAGGGAAATGAGCATCGGGCCCTTGTCGCCAGAGACGGCAGAAACAAGGGCAATGCCGCCGGTACGGACATTGGTGCCGGCGGATGCCGTAGCAGTAATTGCCCGTCCTACGGAATCACTCATCAGCAAAGCGCCGCGTGTGACGGTGCCGCCATATTCAATAATGGCGCTGTCGGTCAGAATGTTGTCTAGTCGTTCACCAGACGCGCAGCCAACATCGTCAGAAACGGCGAAGATGAAATCACCCGCAGCGGCGCCTTGAACGACCGTGCGGTCATCAGCGCCAAACTTGATGAATCGGTTGGGAGCAATTGCAGCTCCGGCGACAAAAGCTTTAGTTAGTCCTTGGTTGCTCATTGAAAGGGCCTCAGGGTTGGGTCAATTCTTGCCGGGCCTGGGCCACGGCAGCAGTAGCAGAGAGGATTCGGCCATCGGCCTTGGCCTTGGCAACCAATTCCTTGGCCCTGCCGGCCATTTCTTGAGCGGTCGGCTCAACCTTTTGGGGCTCCTTCGCCTCGCTCAAAGCGTCTGGGGCGGCTGCGTAGGCAATTGCAGGAGCGGCGTCCACCATGCGTACCGCTGCTTGGCTGACAAGGTTGCTTTTTTCGGCGGCCAACACGGCGTCCGCAGCTTCTGGCCCAGTAGTCTTGCCATCAGCAGCCAGGCGGTCGATCAGGGCCTCATGGCCTGGCAACGACCGGGCACGAACAGCGGCAATGCGCTGGCGCTCGGACTCGGCGCCTTCGGCTCTCAGCGATGCAACGACCTCAGGATTGGCCGCCAGCCATTCGGCTGTGGTTTGGGTAGTGGGCTGGTTTTCATCCATGGCAGATTGGGCGGGGGATCGGAGGACGGGAGCAGAGCGCCTGCCAGAGGAAGCGCCAGGGGTTGCGGTGAGTTGAGCTATCAGCATGTCCAGGCTACTAATTTGGTCCGCGAGGCCCGCATCAATCGCCTGTTGGCCGATGAACATTCGCCCATCGGCCATGTCACTGAGCACCCTGTCAACCGATGCCCCACGGTAGTTTGCAAAGTCATTGACAAACAGCGAGTACAGATAGTTTACCTGATCCTGAATTACCTTTTGGCCTGTTTCGGTCAACGGGCCATACTGCGATGCCGCCCGCTTGAACTTGCCGGCCACGATCTCGGTGGTCTTCACGCCCATGGCCTGCTCTCGCTGGCTCACGTCCACATGGGTAGCGACAACGCCAATCGAGCCAACCTGCGCAGTTCCAGAGGCCAGCACTACCATGTCCGCAGCAGAGCCGATCCAGACCCCGGCACTGGCCATCAGATCCTGAACAATGGTGGCAATAGGCTTCACTCCGCGCACGGCCGACACTGCAGCAGCAGCGGCCTGGGTTCCCGCCACGGTCCCGCCTGGGGTGTCGGCCAGCAAGATGATCGCCTTGACGGTAGGGTCTGCTGCTGCCGTCTGAACATCACGGGCAAACAGCTCGGTACTGGTGCCGCCTGACATATTGGTCATCAGGTTCATTCGCTGCGCCAGTACGCCATGCAGCGGGATCAACGCCGCGCCGTTGCGCACCTCATAGCCCTGTTGCCGATCAGCTCCCAGAGGGCGCCCGATCCTGGCCTCAATCGCTGCAATGTCCAGTTCTTCGCCGCGACTACGGGCGGCATAGATCGCCTGAATCTCCTCCAGTCGATTGGGCAGGATCGCCCAGGGTGCATTTAGGACATCGAGAACCGTCATGGGCTAATTCTAATCGGTGGTTTCGTTGGGGTCAGGAGGCGGCACAGCGATGGCGGCAGGAGGGCCAGCAAGGGGCGCCTCCAGGCCATCTTGCAATCGAGCCGCCATTTCCTTGGCACTTTGCCGGTGCTTGGTTTCCCAGTCGCCACCGTCATAAGCAACCACCTCATCAGCGTGGGTGGTCAAGCCGATTTCCATTCGCTTGGCCGCCGCCATGGCTTCCTTCAGTGGATCAAGAGCCCCAGGGCCGTCGCCACACCAGCTCGTCTGACTCCAGGCGTACCGGATGAACGGGTCAGCAAAGAACCCTGGCGCCTGGATGATGCCCAGGGCCACGGCATCGGCCAGCCACTCCTCGTAGATAGGTTGGCAAATATCCTGTGCCAGCCACGTCCGCTTGATCTGCCAAGTGCGCCACGCATCCATCAGTGCCGCACGGCTGGCGGAGTAGCTGGCGTTAAAGGCCTTGGACAGCACCTCCTTTGGGATCCCCAGGCCAATGCTGCAGATGTTGAGCATCGCCCCAAAGAACGGGTCAAAATTCGGATTTGGTCGTCCTGGCGTTGGGCTGACGACGCTCTCCCCGGGCATCAGGTTGACGGCTCGGCCGCTCTCGATCGTTCCGTCCCATCCGCCAGCGGTAGCCAAAACCTTCTCCCGCTCGGCGTCGCTGAAAATGGTCTGATCGGCAAACGTCTCTCCGTCCATCTGCAGGAACAGCGCCAGCGCTGCGCTGTTCACCGCGGCATCCACTTCCGCGTCGGTGTACCGGGTGAGCTGCTTGATTGTCGCAATGATCGGCGCCAGGATCGGCAGGCCTCGGGTCTGGCCCGGCCGCTTCATTTCCTTCAGGTGCAGAACATTGCGGCGGCCGGACTCTTGCCCGGTGTACGGGATGCGCTCCCATGTGTTGGCAGATCGGGCAACGATCCGGCCAGGGTGATGCTTGGCTACCCAAATGGCAACGGGTTCGCCGTCCTCATCGCGCTCCACGCCGTCGATCATGGTGGCCGTATTCATGCGGCCGTTTTCGTTGGAAACCCGATCGGCCTCCACGATCTGCACCGTCAGCCGAAACGGCCAACCCGCTCGGCCCTTGTCGCCCAGTATCGCAAAAACGTCACCGCTTGAATCATGCGAGCGCAGCAACAGTTGCTGCTGCTTGTAAAAGCAAAGCTCCCCATGCCGATCGGCATACCGTGATTTTGCCCACATTCCGAACCGACGCTCAGTCAGGCTTTGCCACTCGCTGGCCTGCTTTTCGGTCATGCCCAGTTCTTTGGCATCGATCAGGCTTTGCAGCTTGAGCCCGGTTCCAACAATGTGGGAAACCCTGGTCTCAATCGCTCCAGCAGCTACCGGGGCGGTGCGCTCCAGGTCCCGCGAAAATGCCCGAAGATCCGACAGCTCATACTCGGCCTGGCCGTCAGCATCAAGCAGTTGGGGGCGCCAGTTGGAGAATCGAGGCGACCGCGCCATTTGGCTGGCGCCAGTCATGCCGCCAAATGCCATCATTCCGCCAAAGCCCAGCCGGTCAACCGCAGCCAGCGGCGCTGCAGCAGGCATTGCCTGGGGCTTGGGTTTGTTGCCGCGTCGCTTTGCCATCAGAAGTTAGGCCGCAAGGTTCGCCCTCGGCCGCGCCCAATGGCCTGGCTGCTCAAGTCCTTAACCCTGCCGTCCCATATCTTGATCCCTGCCTGAATTTCCGCCAGGTCTGCACGCTTGAGCATTCGATCACCAATCTTTTTTTCCTGGCCACTCAACACTTTGACCTCGGCATCGAGGTAATCATTGAGCCGCGCAGTGGCGATAGCGAGCGTAATTCCTGCCATGGCTAGCATCATACTCAACCAAAGCGCCCGCCAGCGCCAAACCTGGTGGCGGCTGCATTTACGGCCCCCGCCACCTGCGCCCCCACCGACCGCTCCAGTTGGGTCCACATGGTGCCCGTGGTGTAGCGCCTGGCCACCAACTGGAACACCGCATAGGCGTAGCGGGTGCAGTCGCCGGCCTCATCCCTGGCGCTCGCCGGCTTTTCCCAAAAGTATCTGGTTTCGCCTTTCTTGGTCTCGCGGTACCGCTTCCAGGGAAACAGCTCCGCCAGAAACTGATCATGTGAACACAGGCCAAAATGCAGGTATCCAGAGCCTGGGGCCTCAATTCCTAGGCGGCGCTGTAGGAGCTTGATGCTTTCGTCGTAGCCCACGAAATACAGGGTGACCCCGTTTTTCACGATCGGCTTGTTTTTGCGATTGATACTCACTGGCGTCCCCCTGCCCAGTAGGGGCTTGCCCTTCTGCGGGGCCCCGCGCAACGGCACCCACATATCCTTCCGGGTTGAGCAGAATTCACGAATGGCATGGGCGCTTGTTGCGTCGCCGCCTTCATCAATGCCGCCGCGAGCGAGCTTAAGCACGCAGCCATCCTCTCGAACCCACTTGGTCTCGGCGATTGCATCTAGCTGCGCCAGGGTGTTTTCGTCCTGCGGATCCCCGTCAATCTCCCAATGGCCCAGGTGCCAGGCCTCCTCGCCTCTCCCCCATCCCCAGACGGTGGCCACCAGTCGCTCGTTTGCCGTGCCCCCGCCGCCCTGGCTATCAACTCCAGCGGTGATCAACAGCACGCCATTGGGCACCGGCCCCATGCCATTGCCGTATTCCTTGATCTCATAGCCATTGCCCAACGCCTCGGACTGCCGACGCATGGCCAGGTTGTCGGCGGAAACCTTGCCAGCCAGCGAGTCCTCCCACCCTTCGCCCAGCACCGTGTTTTTGAAGGTTTGCATCGGCTCTGGGTCGCCTTTGCGCAGCGCCTCCAGTGCCTCCTGATATTCCCGGACCAGGATTGCCCAGTCCGCTGCGGGGCTGTAGCTGTAGCCAGCCCACACATGAAAGCCAACCAGGCCAGGAACCTGGGAAACAGCGGTAGGCCGATCTTCGCAGCGCTCCACCATCCAGCGCTTTTTGCTGTGCGGGATTGGCTTTTTGCAATTTTCGCATTCGTAATGAGCGGTATACTCGCCCTCTTTTATCATTTGATCCCATCTTAAAGCCTGATAATGGTTACAAAAAGGGCAAGGAACAAAGAATTTTCTCTGATCAGATTTAAGATACAGAGTCTCGGTTGGGCCATCCTTAAAAATCGGTGTGCTGCCTACGCCGATCTTGCGATCCCAGTAGTAATCGGCGCGGTTGCGAGCCAGCTTGTCAACGTTGCCTTCTGGAATTTGGCGATAAGCATCGCGCTCATCCATCAGCACAACCTTTCTGGACTTCCTTCTGAATGCCCGACCGCTTGCAGCGTTTACTATGTCAACTAACCCACCATTGCTAAGCTGTTTCAGGAGTATTGTGTTACTTGTTGTGTTGCGTGCCTTGGCTTCTGTTATCAGCCCCTGCAGTGCTGGGGTGTCTTCAAATAATGGCTTAATCTCTTCTTTTGAATAACCCTCAGCATCTTCTTTGACTGGCTGCACAATCATGATCGGGCATGGATCATGGTGTGAGTAATACTGAACAACAACGCCCAGCATTTTTGTCCAGCCGACGCGGGCGGACTTCAAGCAAACCACCGTCTCCACATTGGGATCGGTAAAGGCGTCCAGAATTGGCCGCTGATATGGCAGGGTCCGCCACTGGCCTTTCTCTGCCGCGTTGCCGGTCATCACCGCGCCGCCATCAACCGTGGCCGGCTGGTCCGCATATTGCGACAGCCGGAGTTTCGGAGGTGGCTTAAACCCGCCCAGAATGCGCCGCGTCAGCTCTTGCACCGCCGGCAGCGTCACGGCTCAACCTCTGGGTAGCGCTCCATCACGTCGCCAGCAGCCAGGGACCCTAGGGCCTCTCGAATCAGATCCTGCGCAACAGCTACCTCATCAGGGGTCAGGTGCGGAATTCTTTGCTTCAGCTTGCTGGCCACTCCCAGCATCGTGGTTCGGGTGATGTTGACCGCCGCGTCCCAAGCCTGAAAAACCTCTTCGCGGGGGAGCAGCTTATTGGCTTCCTTCTTTCTCTCCATCCTGGCAATCAGCCGTTTTTCCCGTTCGTGCAGCGCTCGTTCGTCGTTGAAATTTGGGACTTTTTCGTCATCGGCGTCGGACTCGGTGTCTAGGTCGTCGTCGGCGAGGCTTGGGGCGGTGGGGCGCGAGTGCTTGGGGGCTGCCTGGCCTGCCGGCGTGGCAGCCCTCGGACTGGGCCTCTGGCCTTGATTGGCATTGGTCCCCCGCGGCGCCGGGTCAGTGGCCTGGGCCCACTGCTCATCAGCAAGGCCCGGGTCGATTTCCCAGCCCTTCCCCTGCCGCTCAACCGCTGGGGGAGACAGCCGGCCATTCTTGATCGCCCTGAGCACCGATACATGGGTAGCCCCACGGAGCCCCAGGGCCTTGCGGTGATCGGCGTACTGCTGGAGGTTCACTCTGCCCGCGTCACCAGCATCGGATTTGTACCTATGGCCATATTGTAACCAGCTGCGTACAAAATAGGTTACAACCTTGTGGCGCCAAGGGATCTCAGGATTACAGGCTGCCCTTTGTGATGCTTGTACCTTTATTGCGAACCGTTATCAACAGAGAAATCGAGGTCGTGGTATTCCCTCCCTAACAGGTGCGTCGGAGGACCCAAAACGATTGGTATGACTGGGTTTTGCCTGTCATCGTCCACCATATCCGCGAGCAGCTGAGTCTAGTGCTCGTTGGTAGCCAGCGATAAACGACCGGTTGATCTCGATCTCGATCTCGGCTCTGATGATTGGACTGAACTGGCCAGAGTCAAACATACGAGCCACTGAAGGCCCGTAGACAACCTGCATCTTCCCATTGCTGCCGATCCTGAACGGCAACACCTGGCCGCTCCTGGAGCGTGCAAGGAACGTGGTCGGATACTGCTGGCGCTTGCCCTTGAGCAGGGCTGCCGAACCAGGCTTGCCCTTCTTGGTTGGCTTGCTCCAGCCACGGCCACGGCCCAGTCCTTTCTGGCCTGTCGCGCGAGTGCCAGGCCTAAACCCAAACTGGTTGATGGTTGGCGGACGGCTTGCAAACACCAGCTCAGCCTCCCCATTCCGCGCTCGACTAGTGGACAGCTTTATGTCCTGTTTAACACGTCCAGACCTGATGTTGTATCGCTGGCTGATGCTCATGCCCGCCTGCTTGTTGGCTGACTTAGCCGCTGCAAGAATGCCTGCCCTTGTTGCCTTTTGAAACAATTTAGGATCAAGGAAAGACCGCATCTTCTCTAGCTGGCCGATGCCTTCGACCTTGACCCTGATGAATTCGTTGTTGCCCATCTATCCCCCCCACCTAAACATTCTCAACAATCACTTCACACCCCTCTAGCTCCCCATCCTTGCAATACACCTTCATCGCAACAAGGCGGCACACTTGAGAATCATCCTTAAACAGCACGCCGGTCAGCCCATCCAGCACTGATCGCTCGATCTTGTCGATGTCAGGCTTGACGATGACGTGCATCGGTGCGTTCGGCTTGAGTTGCCCCTTGGTGTTGAAGTGGCCTTTAGGCCTGGCGAACCTAAACACCAGTTCAACGAACACCGGGCCCAGTGCCATGGCTGCCCCAGTCTTCAGGGCTTCCTGCCTGACCGCTTCCCGCCAGGGCTTGAGGTTGGCGCTTTGCTCAACCATGATGCCGCGCCCAACGTGCTTCTTTGAGCCTTGAGGGGCGGGCCTGATGCCCTCGATGTTGAAGTGGATCATATCGGCCATCGCCCCACCCTACGCCAATTGAACGTTCAGGGGCTGGTCAACCCTGCGGTAATGCCTGCCCCGAACATCCGTTCCTTGGTGGACGGCAAGCCAGATCAGCTTGCTGTGAACTCGAGCATTCCTGGCTGCAGCGGCAATTGAAGGAAACCGTCGTCCACTTTCAATGCATTCAACCTGATGAGATTTTGTTAGTTTTGGCAAATTCATATTAACAATCTTTTTGGCAAGCAATTCAGAATCAAACAACTGCGTTAAAACTGCCTGGTCCATGCCGCCAAACTGATCGGGTCGTTTTTTGGCAAAGGACCTAAGACTTTTGCGCGAGACGTAGCGAGGGCTGTTTTTGGCGTCCGAACGGGCGACAGCAGGAAGGTCGCCCGAATCAATCCATAAATAAACTTTTTCGTAGGAATAGCCAGTTAAAGCTTTGATTGTCCCGATTGATATAAATTCGCCTTCGGGAATCCTTGGCAGGCCCAATTCTTGCGCTTTCCAAATCATTGATTGGTTTGACCTTGATGGCCTGCGCTGGGCAAACCTGGCAACGACTAAGTGCCAGGGCAGCTCGCCCACCAGATCGGTCAGGGCCTCGATGTCCTCTGGAGACCATGGGCGGCCGCCCATCACCCCTGCCCTCCAGCCTCAAGCAACTTCACCGCCTGTGCCCCGGTAATTTCCCTCCCAGTGGCCACCTGCAGCCTCAGGGCCAGGGTGAAAGGGTGCTCGCCGGGGCGTGCCTGAGCCAAGGCGGCAAGGCGGCTCTGAAGGGCTGTGGGGTCCATCTCAGCCTTTGCAGTGGTAAGCGACGCCTGCCCTGAGGATTGCTACCTGCTTAGCAAGGGGGCTGCCTTCCTGGCATTCAACTTGCTGCAACACGGTTGCTAGCGCCTGATCCAATTCCTCAGGCGTCGGCGGCAATGGTGGCGGGCTGTGCAAATTGTTGGCGATGGCCTCCAGTTGTGCGGCGTCTATGATCTTGGGAAATTCGCTGTTGTACTTCCAGGTCCCAATCTGGCTCATCGCTCCACGAATGCCATCAGCAATAAGGCGCCGCCTCTCCAGGATTGGGCTATTTGCATGGCACCGATTGCCTTCAGCAAAGACCAGGACACACTTTGCGGCTGGTGTCAGCAGCGGAAATTCAACATGCTCGGCCATGGATCAATCCTGAGGGTGTGAGGGGGGCTGACGTTCCAGCCACGCAACCGTAGACCCTAACGGCTGGGGGTGGCAACGGGTGGAGCTCTGAAGTGGGCTGCAGAGGGGTGGTCGCTGCTGAGTGTTGGTCGTTGGGAGGTTTGTTGGCGCTGGCGACCAACATTGAAACAAGCTGTGCCGCAATGGATCTCAGCGAATTTGGGCCCAATGTTGGTTTGTTGGTCTGTTGGTCGGTGGCCGGGTCCGTCTTAAAGAAAAAAAGGGGCCAGAAAAAAAGGAAAGAGAAAAAAGACCAACAAACCAACAATACACATACATATATACCTATATCCCTTATAGGGACTACGTTTTCGGGTGTTGGTCGCCGACCAACATTCGACCAACATTCGACCAACAGACCAACACTCGCAGATGTCACGGCAGGGGCCCGGTTGCCAGGTAAGACCAAGCGCCACGGGCGGTTTGCTCCACCGTTCCCAGCCCCATGCCAGCCAGCGCCTGGACTGCGGCAGAGGCGGCCCCGCTGTCGATCTCCCTGCGTTGTGCCCGAGTGAGCTTGTGGGCCACGTCTCGCCACGCGATGGGCCTCCCTGCAGCCTCGGCCAGCCCGTGGATCATCCGCATCAGATCAGACGCCTCGCCGGCGTCTGCGGCGGCCTCATGGATGCCTAGGGTCCATTCGTTGACCACCTCAACCAACAGGATCGCCCGCTCAACCACCCCAAGGCCCAAAGGAGTGGAGAAAGGAGCACCCAGCTCCCAGGACCAGAGCAGGTGCAGCAGTGCCGCTATCCGCAGCACCTTGCCTGGGGCCTTGCCCATCAATGCGCCATGCGCCGGGAGGGTGGCTTTCAACGCGAGGCCCTGGGCCGCTTCCTCGAAGTCCATGAACGCCCGTCGCGCCTCGGGATCCAGGGTCAGGGACGTTCGCGGCAGGCGGTAGATGTGATCACACGCCGCCGCCAGAAAGTCTGAGGCGGCATCAGTGGCAGCAATCTGATCGGGGGTTTCCTCGTCCGCCACCCTGACAACAACAGCAGGAAGGGGAACAAACAAGAACCGGGCCCAAAGGCCAGAGGCGTCACCATTGGCAACCAAGGATTGAAGTATTTCGGGCTGGATGGTGCCCCAGATGGACAAGTGGCAGCGCTCGTAGGACCGGCCGCCATTGGATGCAGCGACCCGCAAACTGCGAAAGCCGGCGCCGTCGTAGGCCTCCAGCAGCTGCTCTGAGTCGGAGCCCCGGCCAGCTCGGTACTGGTTAAGCCCTCCAAAAAGACCTGCAAGTTCCTCCCGGTGAATCGATAGGGCCAGGCCACGGGCCTCGTGCACCTGCAGCTGACCGGCCAGCGCCTCGGCCGTGGTGTCGGAGATGGAGATGTATGCGGGCTGCGGTGGATCGGGTCGCTCAGAAGGCTTGACACCCCGGTTTTGCTCCGTCCAATTGCTCATCGCCCTGCTGTGATCCCGGGCCAGGTCAAGGCGAAGCGTTTGGGTTGGTTCGGAGACCAAAAGTGTGGACAGTGGCGATTTTTTGGCCCCAGTACGTGCCACAAGCGCCATGTAGAGATTGAGGGGCACCCGGTAGCTCGCCGCATAGCTGGCGACCAGTTCGGTGCCAAGCTTGACCACCCCAGAAACGCAGACCAAAAAGGCCATCCCTGCGGCCAAGTCGTCGGCCGGCAGGTAACGGGTTCTCACGGCCAGGGCTTCTGCCAGCCGTGGCGGGAAAATGTGCTCAAGCCTGATGCGAGCATTGCCGCCAGCACGCTCTGCCGCCCGGGTAAGGCGTTGCACCTCCTGTTGAACCTGCAGGCCGGATTCGTCCTCCCGCTCGATCGCTCGCAGCAGATCACGCAGGGTTGCGGCCGAGATGTTGGAGGCCTCGGACAACCGAATCCGCTCGGCCTCCAGGTCTTGCCTTGACGCCCCGCCCTCGACCGCATAGCGGAGCTGATCGCGCACCTCCTCCAGGCTCAATGGCGGGGGGGATGCCGCAGCATGGGAGTGGTGGGCCCCCGGCACTGGCTGCTGTTCTGTGTCGCTGTGGTGGCTGGATTGGATGAGATCGTGCCTGCGGATGTCGATCTCCCATTGATCGCGCAGGTAGGGCCAGATGCTGCCGGCGTGGATCTTGCTGGGGGCGCCCTTGAAGTAGTCGGCCAGATCGGTGATCGATCCGCAGCAGGTTTCGGATAGAAGCTGCTCGGCCGCAGCGGCGCCGAGCTCCACATGCAACCGCATGGCCAGGCCAACAAGCTGGTCGTATTGACCGGAACCGTGCGCAAACTGCGGGACTCTGAGCAGTGCTTGCCTCAAGGCATCGGCCGGCCTGGGGGGCAAAGCCCCAGGCAGCACCGACCCGCCCCGAGGCGGCTGGGGTGCTGCCGGTTGTGGGGCTGCCGCCAACCAGGCCTCAACCTCCTCGACGGTGTAACGCCGGTCGTTGCTGGCGTGAATTTTTGACTGCCCCGATGCGTTGCCATCAGGGCCCAGGTAGTAGGCCCCGGGCAACCTCATCACGCGGCTTGGGTTTTTGTTGACGGGATCGGCGCCGGTAACGGTGATCAGCGCTTGTTGGATCGGCCGCCAGCGATCGGGGGCGATGGGTTCGGTGAGCACCCAGTAAAGATGGGCCGACTTGCCTCCAGTCGTGACGGTGATCGACGGCTCGCCTAGGCCAAATTCCCGCCACCCCTGCAGCTGCCATTCGACAGGCCTGTTGTCCCATTCAACCCAGAAGGCCAGGCAGGAGCTGATGCCAGGCTTGACGATGCCTCTGACCGTGATCGATTCATCGCGGTCCCCACCGTCGTTGACAACCAGATAGACCCCGCGCTGCTCCCGCTGCCAGAGGCTGGCTTTGACAAGGTCGTAGGCGCCGGCCCTGGCCTTGATGCCGTTTGGGTTGGTATCAGCGTTAAACCGATTGGGGTTTAGACGATGAGGAAAGGCTCTCAGCCGAGCCGTGGCGGGATCCTTGCCGAGCAGGGACAGAAATTTGTCCGCCTGGGCGCGATCAATTGGAGGGATATTCACGCAATGGCTAGCTGGCTTGGTTTGGTAGTTGCTCGGGGCTTTGGTTTGGATGCTGACTTTTTGCGGCCGCGTCGATGTCTGCTGTGGATCCATTCAGCCTTTGCCTGGTCAAGTTGCGTATTCTCCTGTTTTCGGTTTTCCAAGTGCTGCGCCAGCCAGCAGAGGTACTGGTTTTCCTCTTCCGCAAGCTGTAGCTGTGCCGCTTGTGGGTCGGTTTCTAACAAGTCGCGGAACGGATAATCAATGATCTCCTGCCTATACGCATCCATGTAAGGAGTGCGAGTGTAGATGTAATGAAGAGCTTCATCCGTCAACCATTCAGCCAGTTCTTGCTGATAGCGCCGCTGCAGCCATTGCGTGCCGGTGAGCCGCCCCCAGCGGGTCAGGATCGTGGGCTCAGGGCTGCTCATCGCCCCTCTTGGGCATGGGATCAGCCTTCATGGCACGCTCCAAGGCCAGCAGCAGCAGAGTGGTTATGGGCAGGTTCCGCTTGCGCTTCTGCCAGTCCAGCCAATCCCGCTGCCGGGAGGTGGCCTGCAGTTTGACGCTCAATTTGTCCATGGCTGTGGGTGGGCTGCCCGACCAGCATACCCATGTGCGGGTCGAATGCGGGTCGAATGCGGGGCAGGGGTGCTACGGTTGACAGGTCCACCAAAGAAAGGCAGCATCCGCCCCACCACGGGCCCGGTGCATGACCGGCCAATGTTTGCCGCCTTCCTTTGACGCCCCCGGTGACCACCATGCCCAAGCCCCAGCCAGCCGGCGGCCGGTTGTTTATAAACGGCATCGAGTGGCCTAAGCCCACTGGCTCTGCAACCCTGCTTGAGCTGGTTGGATATGCCATAGCTGAAGAGCCATGGGAAGACGAGGCCAAGGGGGCGGTCTTGGTCGTGGCCTGGTGGCTGCGGTCAAAGGGCTACCTCCTCGCCGCTGCCAAGTTGGAGATTGAGGCAGGCAGATGACCGGCCCCACCCTTCCTCCAGGCCTTCGCCGCGGCCCTGACTGCCAGATCAGGATCCGCAACGGCCACCTAACTCTGACTACCCGGGTCGATTGCAACCCCTACGCCCGCGCCATGGCGGCAACTTCCGTCGCCGTGGTGCTCACCATGGCAACCGGCGCCCCGATCCTCTCGCGTGCGCTGGCGGTGATCATGTGCGCGATCTGCCAATTCCTGTTTTTGCTTGAGGCGTTGCGGTGATCCAGCCCCGTCAGCGCCGCAAGTCCCAGGCACCGACACTGCCTGCCAGTCACCCTGGCGACCGAGAGCCCACTCCCGCCGTTCGCCCCACCCGCGAGGCCCTGGCCGCAGCCTTGCGCCAGGTCATCGATCCTGGGCAGGCGATCACGGTGGACTCCACTCCTGACGAGACCGGAAGCTATCAGCAGCAGCTGGTGACGCTGCCCGGCTGGCGGCTGCTGATCATGTGGCGGGAGGGCGTCATCTCGCATCTCAGCCAGGCCTGGGGCCCTGGTGGAGTCCATTGGGCTTACTGCTGCGATCGGTGGCCTGACTGGGCGGCAGGCCCTGACTCTCGGCCGCTCAACCCGATCGAGCACCTCCTGGCACCCCTGGAGCGTGCCGCCTTGCAAGCCCGGCTCCTTGCTGAGCCATGCACACCGCCGCCTCAGTTACCGGTAAATGCACCGGGGATTGATGCGATTATGAGCAAAGAGTACCTCGAATTGTTTACACCATGAAACGCTTTTCTCTTCCAATCCCTTCTGGCTGGCGCAATGCCAAAAAGTTGCCCATCCCAACCCATGCCGAACTGGTTGAGAGGGTTGCGGTGCTGATGGAGCGTGTCGCCCGCCAGGACGTCAAGCTGGGCCGCCTTGAACAAAAAATTGTCCGATGGTTGGCAGATCCTCTAATAAATGAACCCAACTTAGATGACTTCACTCCAGACGGCAGGGGTTACATGATCCCCCGCGCCGTTGTTGCCCACCCAACCGAGGCGGACTTGGCTGCTCTGGAGCACCTGAAAACCGAGCCCGGCGTGGTTCAACCACTCCAGCCAGGGGATGTGATCGCACCCACTCCAATCGAAGCCAGAGAACGCCCGTGGGAGTGGGCGAACTGGCTGCACCCTGAGGGTGGCTGGTGCTGGTACCACCAGGGTGCGTCAAGCTGTCGCCCGCCCCGGTGGCACCAGCTCAACCCAGTTGTTGATCTTGCAGTAGAGAGCGACGGCTGGATGCTCCCTCACTACGCCATCCCCGAGATCCCGGCTGCCCCATCCCCTGAAGGTGGCCAGGCATGAACACCCGCACCATCTACACCGGCCCTGCCGACGGATGGCACCTGGCCATCACAGCTCGCGCCGGCATGGGCCGCTGGATCGTGAAGTTTGAGCACATCAAGTCCAGTCGGGTCAAATCCCGAATAGGCGCTTGGTTGGCCGACGGGAGGTGGCACTCCACCCTCTGGAGCCCCGATCTGGGCAGCGAAGCCCGCGCCATTGCCGAAACATGGCTACTGGCCAATCCCGTGCCTGTGTTTGGGGCGGGGGTGAAGCCGTGACCTTCCGCATCGACTCCTGCGGCGGCCAGATCGGTCGCTTTTGGTGGGACAACAGCGGCCAAGGTGGATTGTTCTTGCCCTATGGCCAATTCTTCACCAGCTTTCGCCCTGGCCGCTGCGGCTGGCGTGAATCCTGGCCCGATGAAAGCGCAGTCTGGCCGGTCAGGCCATGGGGCCAGGGTGATCCTGTGGACGAACACTGGCGCGACTTTACGGCTTTTGAGCCGTGGTTTGATCGCATGATGGAAGACCGTAAACTTGACGGTTTTGATTTCACAATTACAAACAAAATCGAAATGTATTCTTTGCTTGTTGATATGTTCAACGCCGGAATGGAAGCGGGCCAGAACCCTTGGCGATGGGCCAAGGCCGTGGAGGCCAGGCTGCTGCGGCAGGCTGCGGAACCGCAGGACCGGGGGGTTGGGCCATGAACGCCCTTCGCGCACTGCTCAACCCCGGCTACGAGCCAGGCGACGGGACCATGGACGGCGCCCAACTGATTGACGGGCAATGGTGGCATCCTGTTTTCGGCTGCGATTCTTTGCAGTATGTGGTGGACAATGCCCGCCAGGCCCTGGGCCCAGAGGTCGCCATCCCCGCCGAGCAATGGACCGACATTGAGGGCCCGGTGCTGTGGTGGATGCTCCCGGTCAACGAAGGCCAGGTCCCGCACCTTAGCTATTTGCCGCCGTCTTGGCGAGCATCGCAACACTTTGCCTTCACCCGGCTGCCGCCCGCCCCGGTGGCGCCAACCTGCACAACTAACGAGGCCCCATGACCACCCCCAAGCCATTGAGCACCGCCGCGCAGGCGGTACTGGAGGCCTACGAAACCACTGCCGGTACATCGCCGGGATTGGCCGCCGCCCTCCGCGCCGTTGCACCGTATATGGAATTTGTGCAAGATCACAGAAAGCTGCAGTCAATTGCCACCGAATTGGAGCAACAACCATGAGCGATTCCAAACGCCGAACCGACGCCGCCCAGGCGGTTTATGAAGCTGCCCACCAGGCGTGGGTGACAAAGGACAGCCCAGAGCCCATAGCCGCCGCCACCCTCCGTGCCGCTGCGGATCAAGCGGACTCGCTAATGGAGCGTTGTGGCTCTCCGCAGCAGGCGGAAGGTCGTCCCGATTGGTTTGACGCCTTACTGGAAATTGCCACCGAACTGGAGGGGCACCATGGCTGACCAATTTCCTGACGCCACGAAAATGGTCACCCTCTCGGACCGTATCGCCCTGGCGGCGTGCCCAGACCGATCAACCGGCGACTGCTGTGAGGTCCCCTGCGATGGCTGCCGCCGCGACTCTGCCGCCGTCGCCCATGAGATTGCCGCCTGGCTGCGTGAACGCCACGGGGGATCCAGCACCACTGCCGATCTGCTCGATGGGGTCGGGTGCCATCAGCATGCACCCCCGGCAGGGTGGCAACCGATCGACCACGATCAGGAGACCATGGTTCTGGCCGTTAGCCGTGAACTGCGGAGGCCCGATGTCTGATCCCGTGGGTAACGATGAGCTGGACTGGTTGATCTGGCTGTCGCTGCGGGATAGCGACGTGCATCCGACCCGTATCAGCGACTTGGGCAATGCTGCTGGAACCTACGGCCGCATTGATCGCAGGATGCGAGCCATGAAGAAAACCGGCCAGATTCGACTACACAAGGGCCCCAGAGCCACTTACCCCGCCCATGTCCGCGCCCACGGCTGGGAGGTGATCGGATGCCCCGGTGCCGGTATCCAGGAAGATGGGCAGTTTGATTGGGTCTATGGCTGCGCAGACTGTCAGCGCCGCGTCAGGCCTGATCCGGCTGCTGTGGTGGTTGATCCGCCGCCGATTGTGGCCTTTGAGTGCGAATTGAGGATTGAACCATGAACTGACAACAAAAGCCCAGGGTTTCTGACTTCCCTGGGCCTGGCCGGTTGGGGCCGTTCCGCGAATTGATCGTATCAAACCCGCGCCATCACCACCCGCTCAGGCTGGCTCTGATATTTCCCCGCCCGATCCTGATAGGTGGTCTCGCAAGGATCCCCCTCAAAGAACAGCAGCTGGCAGATGCCCTCATCGGCGTAAATGCGGCAGTCGGCCCCTGATGAGTTGCTGAATTCCAAGGTCAGGTGCCCTTCCCAGCTGGCCTCGGCCGGTGTCATGTTGGTGATGATACCCAATCGTGCGTAGGTGCTTTTACCTAGGCAGATGACCGTGATATTGGGCGGCACCCGGAGCCTTTCGAGCGCCACCCCCAGGCCATAGGTGTGGGCCGGCAGGATGAAATAACGGCCGTCTTCGTCTTGGTGCAGGGGGGCCGGCTCCAGGTTGTCGGGATTGAACCGTTTGGGGTTCATCACTGTGCCGGGGACGTGGCGAAAGGTCTTGAATTCGGCCGGTGACAGGCGGATGTCGTAGCCGTAGCTGCTAGTGCCGTAGCTGAGCACCGGCAAGATCGGCTCACCGTCACAGTTCTTGGTGAGCACCTCCTCCACCAGCTCCCGCTGGAAGGGCTCAATCATCCCGGCAGCGGCCTGGGCGGCAATCCAGCGGTCGTTTTTAAGCATTGGGGCCTCGTTGGTTCATTTGGATCTGGCGCCCTCTGGCGCGGCGAGCTCGGCGCTTGCGGCCCAGGGTGGGGGATTGGCCGGGAATGTGAAATGCCAGCAAGCAAGCAAGGTCAATAAAGGCTGTCCTGGATTTGCTCAGTTCCCGGCTCCAGCGCTCTGAGAATGTTTCAAGCCTTTCGCCGCTTTGAAGCGCAGCAAGAAATCTCTCTTGATAAGGCTGTGGCTTTTGCCGCGCCTGGTTGACCAAGGCAATAGGGATGGGTTGGATCATGGGGCGTAGTATTTTGGCCGAGAGGGTAACGACCCCCGGCAGCTTCCTGGCCGGGGGTCTTTTTTTGCGCGTCAGGCAGGACCCTGAGGCCGCTTGCTGCCCCGGCGCTGCCTGCGGGGAGCTGGGGCCAGGACCGGCGGCAAGGGTGCCGCGGGCAGGGTTGGGCGGGCCATGCCAAAGTCCATGCGCCTGCTCATGGGGCCGAGTTCTGTTTCAGGGATCGAAGCCCCGGCTTTATTCAGATCGCTGATGGTCAAATTCGGGGAGCTGGCGGCAACTTCAATGGGCCCCATCGACTCATCGGCGGTCAGGCCAAAGGATTGAGCAACGCACCCCAGCAGCTCTTCCTGGAGTTCGGGATAGGTCATCGACCGACGCACCGGCACCAGCGCCAGCGCCCCAACCAGGGGCCTGCGCCAGGTAAACACCACCCACTGGGCGAACACCAGCACGATCGCCACGGGCACCATGGCGGCATGGCCCAGGGCCCAAGCAATGCCCCGCATGGCGGGGCCCCAGTCGGCCTGTATAAGGTCTTTGAGAAGCGTTTTCATTTGAGAGGGTGTTGAGGGGTGATGGATCAAAAGGGGCCCCATGGCCCCGGCGATGCTGCGCTCAGTCGTCGCTATCCACGTCCGCAGGCATCAGAATCTCGATCGTGTGCGCCATGGTCCGGCACATGGCGTGGGCCTTGCAGAGGACAATCCGAATGTCCTCGTCAAGGTGCATCCAAAATTCGGTTGTTTGCAAATCTTCCAGATTTGCCGCTGCGTCTTCAGCGAAATCCTTGGCGTTGGTGATGTCGTTGATATCCATGGAAGCGGAGGGGGGAATGGTTAATTGATTGCCCCGGACTACTGGGGCGATTCGGCCCGGTTTGACGCCTATGGCCGGCTGGCGATCGGGGTCCTGCCCCGTTGAACCAACACTAACGCACTGGCGACAGTTCGACGGGTGAGTCCAGGGCCAGTTCACAAATTGTTGCGATTGGCCTTGGCCCTGGCCCTGGCTCTTTGGTCGCGCCTTTGCTGAGTCCTTGCTTGCCGTCCTACTGCTTGTTTTCGCCAGCACCACACGCAGTAATCACCATTTGCGCCGGTGTGGAGGCGCGAGCAGGTGGCGCAAGGTCGCAGCTCTACCGGCGCCAGCAGGCCGGCTTTGCGTGCGTACCAGCGCCGCCAGCGCTCGGCTCCGGTGGGGTCAGACATTGGTCGCCCGGCGGTACCGGATGATCGCGTCCCGCGCAGCGCTGCCGGCATTGGCGGCACGTCGGTAGGCAGGGCTGTGGCCCTCGCGGCTTCGGATCCGATCTCCAGCCTCAATCAGAGCAAATTGGGCGGCCGACAGGGCGGTCAGCAGGTCGGCGGTGGGGTCAGGCATCATCAACCTCCACCATGGCGGGCCAGTTGGGCATGGTTGGGTCGTAGGCGGCTTCCAGGGCTGGGAACAGCTCAGCACGGGACAGGGTGATGCTGCCGCCTTCGACGGGCCAGGAGTGCTGGCAGTTTGCGGTGCTGGTTTGGATGAGCACGTCGGTAATAGTTGGGATGGGCTGGGTCATGGTGTCAATGGAATGGATCCGCCAAGCTCACGGCGCCTGGCGGGTTGAGGGGGGGTCAGGCAGAGAAAAAAGAAAACGCAGTATCAAGAAGGGCCGTTCAAATTAGGTGTAAACCACGGGAACCACCCGTCAATAAAAAAATTATATGTATGACATTTGAAGTCAGGAGATACGATTACCCAGTGTCCGCCAGGATTGCATCCTGGAAGACCGGGCTCGGCCCAATATATCCAGGCCCTCCTGGCGGCTCGAGGAAATGCAGCCGGATTAACGCCGACTTTGATCATCTCCTCATTGGTGGGCTTATCAGCAATCTGGGCCCATACAGGGCACCCAGTTTTTGGAGCTGTTTCGATGGGCTCCATTTTTTGGCCGTTGACGGTGATGGTCATTGCGATCTGAGGGAGTCGATTGAATTGAGCAGCTGAGCGCTGCAGGCTGGCCGAGGGGGCAGGGCCAGCGGGCAGGGGTCAGGGGTTAGCGGAGCACCAGCTTGCTTGTTGAGCAAGGCCGGGCCGAAGTGCAGCCATCGTGAAACGTATACCGTGTTTTGCCTATCCACTTGCTGTGAGTAACGCCAGGACGCCAGCCCTTGCGCTCTGCTAGTGAAATGGCGGCATGGTATTTGGCCACCACAACCGCGTGTCCGTGATCGTTGTAAACGACGACCGTTCTTTCTGCGTGGTAATTCATTGATTGCTGGACGATGGCGGTAATTAGCCTCGGCTTTGTCCAGGATTGAAGGATCGCCACGCCATTGCGGCGAGCGTGGATGCGGAGCTGGCGAACAGTGAGAGATTGGAGGTAAGCGGCGGTCATGACTGGATGAGCGAGGGTGGTGGTGGTTGATTGCCCCCGTGTCGCTGGGGGCGGAGCGTGCCAGGGGCTCACCCCTTAGGAGGGGTGACCCGGTAGCCGTGGGCTTTCAGCAGGGCCACGGCGGCGGCCAATTCCGCCTCGGTGGCAGCGGCTGGGAGTGCCGGGGCAGATGGCCCCAGTTCATCGGCCAGCCCCCGGTAAAGGCGGGCGTCAGCCTGTGCCAGGTCCCGGAGGGTGGCGCGGAGAGTGTCGGCGATGGCGCCCATGTGTGGGTGGTGCGGTGGAGGCTCTCGCCTCCGGTGAACAGACACTAACGCACTGGCGACAGGCAGGAGCCCCATCCCCCGTCCACTTAGCAACCTGTCACAATCCCGCCCTTAGCTAGCCGCTGCAAAGGGTCTGGCCGATGCTGCCACGGTTTCACGTTTCAAAGCGTGTTTCAAAGCGTGTTTCAAAGCGTGTTTCAAAGCGTGTTTTTGGGGTATTGTCCTGGGGTCCCGCGCCCTCCACCCCATGGCGATCCAACCACTGCCGCCAGTTCGAAAACTTGAACGAATCATTAAGCAGCTCGACATCCTGCGTGAAGTTTGGCCGCGCATCAGCTCCGGGGCCTGTTGCTTTGCGTTGGGCATCGTGGCCGAAGACGTTGTTGATTTAGCTGAAGAACTCCGCGCCAGCAAGCCGCCTGCCCCTGGCTTCACGCGGAACGAAAAAGCCCTCCTCAAATTGGGGTCAGGAGGAATCGTGGCCATTGCCCTCGTCCTGGGAGGCGCCCACCTTGGCCGCAATGACTGCCCCGCCCCC